TGATTATAAGTAGTATCAACTATTACATCCTGCTTTACAGTACCATATTTCTTATCTGTATGAGTATAGTTATAAGCAGCGGCGAATCCACCGTTCCAGAGTTTAACTAAAATTTCCATCATACGGATGGGCATCATATTATCATCGACAATCTTTTGCTCTACTGCTGAATAAGCTTTAGAAGCCTGTATATCTAGATCATCATCCGCATTCTTAGGAAAATACTTTACTCTAGGTAGTCCTGTGGTCAAAACTCCTACTAAAGACTCTCCATAAGGACGAATTAAGTTAAGTACCTTATTTAGTAACGTAGGATCAACATCTGCATCCTTAGAGAGAATAACTATATCTTCTTGAGTTATAGCTCTCCATTGCCCAACCTGGTGATCCCAATAATAATTACCAGCCCCGGACCATAGCAATTCTAAATACTTCCAGAGACGCAGCATGTAATCTCTGGTATTACGTTCACTACGATCTATTCTTGAAACTATAGTAGATAAGTGTCCGGCAATTTCTTCTTCAGTAAATGCTGGAGTAGGAATTTCTTCCTCTACTTCCCCTACTCCTAAAGCTGGTAAAGTCTCTGACATATTTTTATCTCTTACTTATCAGAACTTCCTGTAAATTTACAAGTAGCTTTATCAGCAGCTATAGATTGTGCTAAAACAGCAGCATCTTTTGATTTATCAGCTATTACTCCAGTAAGTATAGCTATTTCTTTCTGTAGACCTTCAATCTTAGCAGTCTGAGCTGTAGCTGTACTATTTACATGTCCAGCAATTACATCTGCTTTTGCAGATACTGCTGCAATCTGTCTACTAGATTTTAATGCAGTAATAATATTTACTATAATTACTCCCAGGGCAGATAATATTAAAACTATACCCTCAGGAGTAAAGTGGCCAGGTTCCATTTATTTCTCCTATCTAATCCTAACATTTGATAATCCATGCCAGAATCCAAGAACTTGTAACATATATAGAATTATAAATAAAATTACTATTACACGAATAACAGTTCTAATAGTATCATCCATTGGAACTAGATTAAGTAGATATAATGCAACTCCTACAATAACAAGTGCTATTATAATCTCTATCACAGTTATCCCCCTATTACCAATTTCCTATTACTTCGGCCTGAGCCTTTAAATGTTCTTTATCAAATTTGAAACCATCAGAATAATCCATTACTCCAGCAACTTCAATTGAAAGATGAGTTCCAATTTTCTTTACTAAAGTAACTGTTCCTTCTCCATTAGAATCAGCATGCGCAATCAAAGCCCAACCTAAAGGTCCAACTTTAGCAATACATTTATCAATCTGAGCTTGAATAGCTGCATTAGAAAATATACCTATAATATTTTCATTAGTATAAAGTGCCATAATTAACTCTTATCCTTTCCAGCAACCCACGGGCCACAAGCTAAACCATCTGGACGGCAGGCTCTAAAATAAGTATTACCATGACCAATTATAAAAAAGCCAGCAGTAGGATCATTATTACTATCACGCTGTAATCCACACTCTTTTGGATAACCCTCAAATTCTGGAGTTTGGGGATCATCTCTAGTTACAGGATCACCAAAATGATCACAAGAAGCTGGATCATTAGGTTTCTGATAACAACGATCTGATCTATCTACTCCATTAACTGAATACTCCCAAATAGGACAACCAGATAATAACTCCATTTCACATTCAGATCTTTTTGCCCAACCCTCTAAATGGCAATCATTTACTGCAACTCCATGAATCATTTGGCAAAATGCAATATCTCCACGTACTCTAACTGTAGAATCTAAACCATTACCATATCTTTTATTATTTAGATATACACTACTTCCAGGAGCTAACTTCTTGGGACAACTAGTATCTGTAGGTGGAGGAACTATAATATCTTTTACACAAATTCCATTATCACAATACCATCCTTGATTACAAGATATATTTTGACAAGGATCTTCAGGAGTTACTACTTTACACTGATAATCAGTAGTACATCCTTGATCGGCTGGGCATAATGCAACAGTCCAAACATTACTACCAGGAACCATTACATAACAATTACAAAATTCTTTACCTACTTCACAAACGTGTCCCGGAGGTGGTAAAGTTTCACATCCTTTAGATCCATCAGTACAAACTGTTCCAATAGGACATACTTCAGGACAAGTTTTAGGAGGTTCTGGCGGTTTAGGACAAGAAGGAACTGCTGCTAATAAAACAGCTACAATAAAATATTTATACATTTGAATTTTCCTTTTCCTTATTATTATTATTATTACCAAATATTGAACGCTTTTCTAATTCTTGAGATATTTCACTTATAGTTCTAAGTATCTTTCTAGAAGGAACTTCTGTAGAAGCTATCATATTAGAACCTACATCTTTTTCTTGAGTATATATTATTCCGCGATTTCTAAATTCTACTAATTGCTTTTCTAATTCTTCAATCTTTTCGCGCTGCAATTTAATTATCTTATCTTTTAGATTCTCATTCTCTGCCTGCAATTCTAATACTTTATAATTAGGATCTTTATTGATGTCTACCATAATAACTCCCATATCTTCGTACAGTAGCACAAGGATTACTAAGTTTTATATCTGCTTCTAACTTATCCATCCGCATATAATAACTAGTCATATCTCCAACCATTACTAGATCCTGCACTATAGCTGCTTCTTTCTCAAAGTAGTTAGTTTTACTAAGTATATCATCTATATATACAGTAACTGATTTGAGTAAATATCTCAAAGTATCCAGTGGGTCATCCCCATCAAATTCCTCATAATCCTCTTTATGTTTCTCTGAGTACTGAGCTATAGGGATTGTTTCTATTAATAACTTAGTTCCTGTATTAATGGTAGGCTCAAAAATTTGAAGTAAAGGAAGATTAGTTTCTGGCTCCTCTTCCTTAAACATACTCATATATTCTTCATACTTCTGTAAGCCCTGTAACCGCATTATTCGCATTGCTACATCTTGATTATAACCAGTCGCGGGCAATCTTCTAACAGGTCTAGAAGTAAATCTTAAATATTCATGTATAGCCTGAACGCCGGATATTCTATCATTATCAGCCTTCTCAGGAACCATTCCTGAATATACTTCATATTCCTGAGCTATTGTCATTTCGTGGCCGCGCTCTTGCCAAGCAGAAGGATCTAAAGGATTACGAACTATATTTTCATCTTGAGAAAGCCGGCCTATATCTGCTGCCCAAACTCTAGTAGTCTTACCTTTAACTGAATAACAGCGATAAATATAAGCTCTCTTTTGAGGCGAAATCGCGGCCCATATTGCAAATGTAAGAGCCTTATATCCCCAATCTATTGCTAATACGCGGGGCCAGAATGGGGGAATTAGAAACGGTTGGCATATATGTAATGCATTATCTGGCTCGCCGGGTATACGTGCAAAGCGGAATTCTGAGAATTTCTGTCCTGAGAATGTAAACCAATCTCCAGATATCTTAGCAGCTCTTTCTGACTCAGGTAAAAGCTGAAGTCTATTCCTATAATCAGGATCATTTTCTTCTAAGTGTGGATTATCTTCTAATTTCGCAGGCACGAACATTCTTGAAGTGTTAGTGATTTTATCAATAAGGAGGACGTGTCCTTCTCTTGCTGGCTCAATATATCTTTTCCGTAAGTAAGTATGAGAAACTCCTCCTGGATTAGCTGATAAGCGATAAACAGCTGGTAAATCTGGGTTCGATCTACGAACACGGGATGAGATATAACGTAATTGAAACTCTGTAAACTGCTCGGCTTGGTCGATAAAAACATAATTATACTCGTTGGTATCGTGTTGTAATACATCTTTCTCATTTTCCATATGAGAAAGAAACACTTTACCTCCAGCCTTCTCAACGCCATTTTTATCCGGAAACTCAAAAAGCTTCTTAGTCTCATTATACTTAGCACCTACTGCTTCATACATTAACTTGGCGCGGGGAATAAGAGACTTTTCAAGTTGCTGGTAAGTGCGGCGGAATATAATACCTATAAACGCTGGATGCTCATATAACTGAATTCCTGTAATTATTGTCTTACTTACTAATGGATATATTAATCCTACTTCTGATTTGCCTCCTCCTAAAGCTCCTCCATATAAAACTTCGAATACATCATATGGTACTGAGAGAAAAAAGCTCTGTCTTTCGGTTGGTCTCCATTCTGTGAATTTGGTTTCTAAACGAGCTAATATTTCTTCTTGTTCCATTAGAATTTAAATGATCGTAATAAATTCCTAATATAGGGTTCTCGCTCTTGTTCACGATGAAGCATCTGTGCAAATATATTTGCAGCACCCACATCATTAAATTTACCAAAATTCTCACCAGTTCTTCTATAATCACTCTGTGCTTCTTCTGATGTTAAATATCTACCATTCTTTATTCTTGGAATTAATACTTCCCCTTCATCAGTTCCAATACCTTCACTATATACTGTAGAATATCCTTCAGCTTCTGGATTCCAAACACTTGGAAGATGACTAACATTCATATTACTAGCAGATAATTGTCCTTTCATTAAGGGATTACCTTCCCTTAATAACTCTTCTAATAAATCTTCTATGAATCCCATAAACTTCTTCTAAAAAAATATAATAGTAGTAGTTTTGCCAGTATCAGCTGCACCACAATTAATAATAAAATCAATTATAGGAGTAGTATCAAAAGTAATTACATTCCATTTATTCTTTGCAAGTATAACTCCAGTATCACCAATTATTCCTTTAAGAGTCTTAACTACTGTAGACGTAGGATCAAATATAATTACACAACCATCTGCATTTGCAGGAACTAGTATAGTATTATCACCATTAGCTAATACATCCTGTAGTGAAAACTGAGGAGGAGTATTATTTTGCAAATCTGATGGATGAATATCTACAGTACCTCCTGGTAGAGATTCTATCAGTCCCTTCAGGGACAGTAGACTTCTAAGAGCCATTACTCTACCTCTTTAGATATAAGCTCAGTTATATTAATTTGCTTGGGAGCCCAAAGTAATACTTGAGGACGGATATAATTACTACCATTCTCATCATTCCTGCGTTTGATCTTATCAAACATAGAGATTAATTTTTCTGCACTAGAAGGAATTTCATGAGCTTTAAGCTCAGACATTTTATCTTCAGCAAATATGTTTAAAAGCTGATCTACTTTATCTACTACTTTATCATTGATGCGATCAAGCTTTTCATCAATCTTAGACTTAAGCTCTCCATTAGGTACTCGACTACCATTCATACCATGTTTATATGAGGAAACCGCGGACACACTAGTACCCATTAATTCAGCAGTAACTTTGCCACCTATAAGTGTAGCTAAAGTTCCTACTATAGCTTGGGATTCCTTATCCCTTATTTGATGCCCAGCATTCTTCCCTTCATGAGACTGATTTCCATGATTACCAGAACCTATAACTTTAGTAGCTACAGTTATCTTATTCATCCCATTATTAGGATGCTTAAGCAGCTTGTCGAAATCTTCATCTGATTTTAACATAAATCATTAACACCTATGATAGATATCGCATCTCTAGATAGTTCCCTACATTCATATTATAGGCCATCCCGACCGCGTTGTCAAGAGCGATTAATTATTCATCGCTCGACTTGAGAGCAAAGTTGCATTGAATTTAAATATAACCTTTTACATAAACTTGATTAAGAAAATTTATTTAACAATTCTCTTATCAATTTTAATCTTTCTAAACGATAACAATTATGATAATGTTTAATATTTAAACTCATATTACCTACTATTAAATGATCAAAATTTACACAATAGGGATTATTACATTTATGCATAGCTACCCAATTTTTATCATCATAATCTAATTTAAGTCGTTCAGATAATATATATCTATGAATAGAAACTACTTTTCTTTTAATACTAATATACTCCTTTGGATAACCTTTACTATCTACTGTCCACCTCCAATTTAAACAACCATCTATATCAGGCTTTAATAGAAATAATTTAGTTCTAACCCTATCATCCATTACAACCTCCCTATACTAAAGATAGGCTGTCACGACACAATTGTCAAGGGAAAATCAACCCCGCAAAATTTTCGTGGCCGGCGGAAGTAATTTTTAACTTAACGAACACAACGGCGCCAGGACGGAAATAAGATGGTCCATCGCATCAATATATTAAGTTTCTTTAATACCAAGGCTGGTAGTAATTCCTAAAATATGAGACTCTAACTATGACTACCAGTGCTACAATATATTAAGTAGAATGATCATACTTATAGTAAATCGACGGCGGCGGGCACGTCTTAACTTTTACTTCTAGCCCTTATTACTCCTAATAACTACTTATTCTTATATTCCTACTTACCTCCTCTTTCCTACTTACCACCCTATTCTAATTACCCTAATTCAATTACCCTATTTAAAAATTCTATTAAATCTGCGAGTATTACCAGCCTGCGCTGAGGTAGACATATGGGACCCACGCAAACTCTGCATACCCCCATGCAATTCTGGCGTATAGATTAAGCAGCGCGCAAATATGGCGTGAGAGAAAATACTTGACAAACGTGGCCGCGCTGCCTATATTGGAAGGGTCAGGCACAGACCAGTGCTTGATACATAGCTCTTTAACAAATGAAAGTGAGACAAACAATGGCTCTCGTAAAGGTGACTCGCCGCTTCAGCAAGACCGGCAAGGGACTGCCGCAGGTTGAACAGTTGAATGATGATGGCTCTCCGATTCTTGAGAAGGACGGTAAGCCTCAGATTGGGAATGAACAGTTTACCTGTGAACAGCTGGCGGACGAGTCGATTGCTTATGACTCTGCCGAAGCCCTGTTAGAAGACATTGTTGAGTCTGTTTCCGGCGATCTTGAGAAAGCCGCTGAGATGTTTCGGACGGGTTGGAACCGAGTGACTCGTCTCGAAGCGGGCGGGATGGATGAGTATCAGAAGGCAGCTAGGGGGCTCATGAAGCTCAAGCTTCCCGCATTCAAGGGACTGACGTTCGATGAGGTAGTCGAAAAGGTCAAGGCTCTCAGCTAGAAAGCTAGTAAGACAGCATATAAGGGTTAAGGGATTAAGTATCCTTTAACCCTTATACACGGTCTAACTAGATAACTGGAGACTAAGAAAATGCTGAATTATGGTATTCACGTTCGTACCAGAGTGTACACTTACTCTCTCAGATACGAGGGAAACGTCTGGTATTGCTTTTGCTTTCTGAATTTCCCCGATAGGTACAGACTCACGGATACCTATACGCGGGTTAACCTGCGAGATCCTTTCAAGGTTCACACTTCCGATTCTGAAGTAGAGTACTAGAAGTTAGTCCTTTCGCCTCCAATACCTCTAGTTAGTAGTTTAAACTGGAGGTATTTTTTTGTTTATTCGGAAAACGATAAGCTGTTATCTAAAGAAATTCAAGACCGATCTTGGCGGAATCATTACTAGATCATTACTTGATCATTACTCTAAGAGGGCTTAAGCCTAGTGTTTGCCTAGACTTCCGGCCAAGGTGCCTCTGTCAATTTTAGGCCCCCGGTACAGGTCTAGAGGGGGAAGTGTTGAAGAATTCTACACTTTTGTTAATAAGAGGGTTGATTAATAGCTCTTTATATATATATATATATATATATATATATTAGTATATACTAACTAGTAACTCTCACTCGTTACAACCTAACCTGTAGAGAAACTCAACGTCCACTTTCGAGGACACTTGACAGGAGCGACCGGGGGGCCTATATTGGGGAGGGGGCCTACACCCGGAAGTGACTGACCTGTATAGAGTTAATCTCCCATAAAGTAATGATCTAATAATGATCCCCTAATGAGCAAGTCTAAGTCACTCCCGAATAACCCTCGATAAGAGGCGATAAGAGTTTTGAGAAAGCTATATGAGTCTAATTCCTAATAAGCTAACTAATAGAAACAGAAAGATAGTAAATCCTTGTAAAGAGGGTATTCATAAGTACCGGCGATTTACTCTCAAGAATAAGACTTTTAGAACAGACTGTTACTTTTGTGCTAACTGTGGTAAGCAAGTAAAACACGCTGAAATGTTTGGTAAAGTAACTACTTGTTGGGTTTGTGAAACTGTATTTAAATATAGTTTTAT